TTGTGGAACGTATTTATTAGCAGGCACAACAGGAGTGATTTTATCTAAATGTTTTATATTAGACCACCAGGTAACAACAGGTTTTTTATTTTTAAAAAAGCTAAACATATTATTTTTCAAATTGAGGGTTAAAGTTTCCTCCAAAAGTCATGTTAATTGAATATCTAAAAGTAGGAGCATGCATAGTCGATGGACGTATTAGATGTGGAATGGTGGCATCAAATATAACGATTCTATTAGGTAGAGGCTGAACATGTTGTCTAACACTTTTTCTGTCGTCGTTTAAAAACAATGTATCTGCTCCCCATTCTAAATCCCATCTCATATTTGCATAGTATAAAAAACTCCATATATCTTTATTTCCAGAATCATCGTGTGGGTGGTAAAGACCGTAAGAAGTAATAGCATTTACTAAAGTTCGAGTTACAGTTTTGTAACTTAAGTTAAATTTATCTTTAATCTCTTTAGGTAAAGCATCTAACAAACCTAATTCTTTTAAATCATTTCTTGAATACGTAGAGCCAAAATTTTTTCTTTCTTCGTAATCTTTGCAGGCACTGTCGGATGTACCTATTTTAAAATAAGAATTGTTTACAAAGTCGTAAAATTTTTGAGTGTAGTGTGACTCAAAAACATTATCATAAATGTATATTTGATTTTTTTCTGCTTTCATAAAAATTATGAAAACAATTTACAATAGATAAAATAGATTGTCTAGGATAAATTAAGCTGTTACGTCGTCTGTACTGTTAAGAGAATAACCATTATCTAGATATTCTTTTAAAGCACCTAATTGAATTTTTTCAGTTCCGCCACCTTTAGACTCTGGTTGGATAACAGTAATCTCTTGAGCAAAATCATCAAAGTCGTAACCTGTTGCTTTTAAATCTAAGTATTCTTTTAAAGTCATAATTAAAACGCTAGTCCGATTACTCCGGATCCTCCACTGTTTCCAGATCCTCCACCAGATCCGCTGTTTACTGCTGCAGCATTACCTCTGTTTGAGTTTCCTTGTGCAACTCCGTTTCCAGCTCCAGATCCTCCGCCAGATCCGCCCGAACCTCCTTGGTGTGTACCACCGCCGCCACCGCCGCAGAATGATCCACTGTTAGTTCCAGATCCATAAGTTCCAGAAACACTTCTTCCTGATCCACCATTACCTGCGTTAGATCCGCCAGATACGTTTTGGCCAGCTCCGCCGGCTCCTCCGCCACCACCCGATGGGTGAGACGGTCCTGAATAAGGTGCTGATCCTCCGTTATTTCCATAACCATGTGTTTTAGAATCTGCTGATATTAAAGGTGAATTAGTTTGCTCTCCAACTCCTCCTGGTCCATTACCGTGATCTTTTCCTCCTCCAGATCCTCCGTTTGAGTCTGGTTGGTTTGCTCCGATACCACCGCCAATTGCTCCAATAACTGTAGAAGTAGTTACAAGATCTCCTGTTGCAGTTCCCCAGTTAGAATTTTGTCCAGCTTTTGTAGTCGTATTACCTGATGCAGCTACAATTCCTGATGGTTGGTTAACTGGAGAAGTATAATCTCCTCCTGCTCCAATATAATAATTATATGTTTGTGGTGTTACTGCGTAAGATGGGTGATCAACCATTCCGCCGGCTCCGCCCCCACCTGAGTGGCCCGATCCTCCACCTGATCCGCCACCACCAACAACAAGTAATTTAATATTACCTGAGTGTGTAATTGAATATGTACCAGCTCCTGCTGTTGTTAAATATTGTTGGACTGGTGCTTTAACTGTAATTGAAAAATCTCTGTCAGAAGTCTGTGCTCCTGCTGTTGCTCTTACTCTGAATGTAGTTGTTGTATCAGATGGAACGGCTGCTGCTGTTCCTGTAATCGCTGCGTTTGTAGTATTAAAAGATAGACCTGGTGACACTGCTGGTCCAGGTGCAACCAAAGAATAAGTTACTGTAACACCTTCTGGGTCTGTTGCTGTAACTGGAGATAAAGTATAAGAAGGCGCTGATCTACCTGAGTCTACAATAGTCCCAATTGTTCCTGCTGGTGTTGCAAAAACCGGATTGTCATCTACTGAAAATAAGTTGTCTCCTTGACCTGATACTGGGTTTTCTACTTTAACATCAAATGGGTCTTCGTTTACTCCACCAAGACCTGTTGGTATTGTAACTGTTAATTGAGTTGCGCTATTGTAAGTAACTGTTGGAACAACTACTGAAGTTCCACTAGCACCTATCATGGTTACCGTAGAAGACGGCGTAAATCCAGTACCTGCAATTACAACATTCGCTAAAGGTAAAGCAGCTTCTGTTGTAGAATTAGGTGTAATACTAGATACAGTAGGTTGACCTACTACATCTTGTAATTGAGATCCACTGAAATTATATTTTATATTTTTATATGCTGTCATCTTATTTCTCCGTTAATAACCATCCTTTAGTAGCATCAACATAAACTAAACCAAAAGCGGCTCCTTCAGTCGCGACTACTAAATCAGAAGTCAGTCCTTGTATTTTATGTCCATTTCTTCCAACAGTCAAGTTGTTGGTATCGAACGTGTCAGCGTAGTCAATAAATCTTACTTCATCTCCTAAAGCCGCTGTACCAGGTAGAGTAGCTGTTCTGGCTGCTCCTGAAGTGTCGACAAAATAACCTTCTCCTGCAATCGCATTAAAATTAGCAGATTTAACTGCTTGCCACGATGTGCCACCTGATCCTAATTCAACGTTAGAAACGTCTTGACCATTAATGTAAATTAATTTTGTACCTTTATCTGTCGCTGTAAAAGTTGTTCCTGAACCTGAGTCTGAAGCACCTTTTACTTGTACAGTGTATGCACCCGATGTTGAATTTTTAATTAGATAAAATTTTTCTGTTCCGTTTGGAATAGTTACAATTTGATTTCCAGAAATACTTCCTGTGAATTCTATAATCGCATTTCGAGCTGCGTTTGTTAAACTATCTGTAGCAGAAGTATCATCACCATCTGTAATCAGCATATTTCTTGTTTGAGCACCGCCTGCAAGAGATTGTGAATGATAGCCAGAAGCTGCTTGTTGAATAATGTTTAAATTTGTGTTGGTTTTTGATCCCCATGTACCGGCGTTTTCACCAGTAGCCATAAGTTCTATACCTAAATAATTATACGTAGATGCCATATTTTTCTCCGTTAAGCCTGGTTTACATGCTTAACGTCTGTATAAGATGTAATTCCAGTTATGTCAACATCAGTATACGATGTATTTCCATCAATTACAATATCTTTATATGCCGTAGAAGCAGGTGAATTTAACGTTATTGATAGTTCAAAACCAGGCATTGTAGCTGGGACAAATGAAGTAACATTTAATGATCCTACAGCGCTCGTTAAAGATTGAGCAGGTAATACTTCACCAATTGTAGTTGTTAAAGATCCTACACTTGCAGTGGCAGATTGGTTGATAGGTTGAACAGACGGGTTTGATGTAATTATAGGATCTCCTACAGTTGCAGTCATATCAATTCCTGTTAATGGAACAGGAACAGTCATCGTGGTTGTAACCCCACCAAACGCAGTTGTTAAAGATTGAGCAGGAAGTATTTCTACTATTACTCCATTTGGTCCACCTAAATTTGCAGTTAAAGATTGATTAGGTAAAGTTACTGTACAATCAACAATTATACTTGGTGCTGCTACTGAAGATGTTGCAGATTGACCAGTTAAACCCATTAACTGGTTTGGAATTTCTCCTAAAGATCCAAGTGTAGTTGTTAAAGATTGTGCTGGTAATGTTTCTTCTGCTCCTGTTACATCACCCCAACCGTTATATCCCCAAGTTTGTGTACCCCAACCAGGGAACATGACAACGTTATCTGATGGTAAGTTTACTGTTGCGTTTAAAGTAAACGCCGGCATTGGAATTAAACTTTCTGCTCCACCCCAACCTTCAGCTCCCCAGCCATCTGCACCCCAACCTGTTTCATTAAATGCTGTTGGTGCTCCTACAGAAGATGTTGCTGATAAACCAGTTAAAGGAACTGGAACCTCGTCTTGATTACTCCAAGAGTTTACGTTCCATGCTAAAGCTCCCCATGAATCATCTGTTACTGGAGCAGATCCACCCATCCCTGAGTGATATTGACAAAAATAATAAAGATTTGGTGCATCGGCAGCTACAACTATTTCAGTATACGCTCCTGCATTTCCCGGTGTGCCGTTGGTAGTTACCCCCGTGCTATAAACACTTCCACCCGAATGTGTTCCGTCCGAAGTTGTTGAAAGCAATAAAGGGTGACCAACACCTAGTCCGTTGCTCGAATCAGATTGATCAAATCTATAAGTAGCGTTAGCTGCTAAATTAACAGTTGCTTGTTGCACGCCGTCAATAAAATATTTATTGCCACCGCCTGTTGAAACAACTGTTACTGTGAATGTCGTAGTTGACATAAGGATTTACTCCTTATGCGATCTGAACGATTGCGTTACCTGCAGTTTGTGCTGGAAATTCAATTGTGAAAGTTCCGCTTGTTACAGTTTTGTCTGCTCCAAAATTTACAACACACATAGATCTGTTAGTTGTAAAACCACTAAGTGCTGTTGTATTGTAAATTAAACAACCTCTAGCTGTGAAGGTTGCATTTGAAAAAGAACTGTTATTAAATTTTACACACGCAGTATCCCCAGATAAAAGAGGATTAGCTGACACTGTCAATGCGTTTCCGCCTGTTGGATAGTTTGAAGACCCTGCTGTACTAACTTCATGAGTATCAGTTGGACTTGCGGCACCGTTTGAAGGAGCTGTATATTGTGTTGTTGCTTTACTTAAAGTTGCTGAGCTTGTAAATAAAGCCAGTTTAAAAGCGTTACCACCTGGAGTAGCTCCAGACGTATTTAAATTATGTCCGCCTTGCAGTATTTCAGTTTTAAAACTGTTACAAATTGCCGATGTTATTGCCATAGTTTTTTTCTCCTTATGGTGACGGTGACTTGACTGGTATTCTTACTGTTCCATCTGTGTAATCGTCTCGTCTTCGTCTTCCCAGCTGCATACCTGCGAACTGTTGTATTGATGTTTTATATTTATTTTCATACAGTGTCAACATATCTATTGGACCTTTTAAATATCCATACGCCTCCACTAAACACGCATATAAAAGACCCTGTGGAAAATACTGACTTATGTAGGTTGTAGTATTACTACCAGATAATCCTGTAGGCTGTTTATTATAATATATTCTAAAAAAATAAGCCTTATCAGGAGTTGGTGCTACATACATTCCTCCTGAAGTCGTGTCTGTTGTACCGGTTGCACCACCAAACATTGCATAATATTTAGGCAATCCAGTCACTGAATTAGTGGTATCTGTAGGAGATTGTATTTCTCCAGACGGCCCAAATTTTCTATCTACAAATTCTGATAAATACGTTTGATCTTTTTTCTCCAACCATTTTCCATTACCTTCGGTATTAGCTGTAGATTCAAAGACTTCAATTCCTCTTACAAAGAGACATCCAGCTGGTGCATTAATGGTATTATTGTTTACAACAAGAGTTCCTTCTTTAACAAATCTATCTGCATCCATTGGAAGTTCAGTGTTAATTCTAAATTCAGCATTTTCAATAAATCTATTAATGACAGCTTGTGTAAGAACATTAGCATCTACTTCAGTGTATAATCTAATGTCGTCTGTTAAATTTGCATAAGTATATCCAGCCATAACTAACCTCTATCATTAATGGGTCCAATTGTACATTGGAAACCACCCCCTGTTTCTGTGCTTGATGCAGCATTGACTAAAGTAACGTTTATACCATCAAATCGTGTAGAAAATTTAGGTTGACCTGTTCCTTCAACTTGAGTTGTGTTTAATGATGCAACTTTATAAGAACCAAAAACTTTAGCTAAATTAGCATGTGAACCTGCAATAGTGGATTCAGGAGATACACCTCTGTATGGCGCACTCGTTCCTCTAGTGCATCCTGTTAATTGATTTGATGTTCTTCCAGTATATTCAATAACTTCATTTCTATACTGTCCTACAAGTAATGGATCGCTTGTATCACTAGAAGTTAAAACTTTTTCAATTACAATAAAACCAGATGTTGGAAACTGTGACCCATCGGTAAGATTAATTGTTGTTGCTGAATCTGTTAACGCCCCATTTAAAGTTGTTGATAGTTGAAGTGTTGAAACTGCAACACCACCAACAGGTTGTTTAATATCTCGTAAACGAATATGGTCGTTAACTTGTAGATCTCCATTTGGAAAATTAATTTTTAAAGTAGTATTAGATGCAGTTACAATGGGATTCTCAGGTAAAAAATCTTCTGTTGGAAATTCTGTTCTAGCAGGTCTTGCTCTTTGTAAAGCTTGTGGATCTGCACTTGTTGGTTTAGGATCTAATTGTGGTTGTTTAGGTTCGTATTCTGAAATATGAACCAAGGCACCATTCCATTCTCTAACCATTTCGTTATATGGAAAAGCCATACCAGATCTATCTGATATCGCTAAAGCATATTTACCTTGTGAAAATGTAGTCATTAACCAATACCCGGATAATAAATTTTAGGTGATATATATGTAGAGTTAGAAGAACCATCTTCATCTTCAGCTCTTAATAGCTCATCTTCATATAACATTTTTAATTCTTGAGTTCTTTGTGGTGCATATTTTACTGCAAGATAATAAGATAGTCCTGCAATCATGCATGGAATAAATCTATAAGGCACGTCTGTTGCATTAGTATAAGCGCCTACGTCATCAATTCTTTTTGTGTAATAAAAATTTATAAAGTTTCCAGCTTGTGAACTTCCCGGTGTTAAATATAATGTGACTGTAGTTTTATCTATAAATCTTTGGACCCAATACTGTGTTGGTAAACCTTTATCTGTTTTGTTTGAAAATCCTTGATACTGAGATCTACTAATTTTAGTCATTGGAGTATCTACGTTTGTAGAAGCTACTCTATAATTTAATTCTTGAATATCTGTCATTCCGTTTGGAAACTGAAGAACAGCGTCTCCGCCACTGTGAGTAGCTGCAGTGCTACCATTAATTCCTCTAGTGCATCCTGTTAAATTTAAACTAGAAATTCCTGTATATGAAATTTGTTCTGTGCCGATTGTAATAGTTCCTCCTGCAGTAGGCATTCCAGAAACAGACGCAACTCCAATTGTAGTTACAGTCGCATTTATTCCTGCAGAAAGTGTTGTATTGATACCATCTGAAGTTCCGTCAGATGGTGAACGATAAAATGTATACACAGCTTGGCCGTCAACTAAAGCTACACTTTGATTTTTAACTTCCCAAAAATGTAAACCTCTGTTGCCCCATTCTGAAAACAACACATTTAAAGAACGTTTTGCTGTTTTTAATTGATACCCAGAAACACCCTGCATACCAATACGTTCATATGCATCTTCAATAATCTCATCTATTCCTAGGTTCTTATCAAAAACATAAGAACCCGAAGTAGTGTTCGCCATGTTACGCTCCTGTGATAGTTAGTGTGACGCTTCCATCAGTTCCACCTGATTGTGTTAAAGTAGCACAAATGCCGTCTTTAAACAAAATTCCAGAACCTGGAACGTACACTGATAATCCTTCAGTATCGTATTTATATGTTGCCTTTAAGTTACCTGCACCAGCTCCACCTGTAGTAGCCGAATCGTGCAACGTTAAAACAGAGCCCGCTTCACCTCTACCTTGAAGAGAAGTAACTCTAGCTCTACCTGCTCTCAATAATGAAATTGCGCCGGTATCTTTTTGTAACGTTGTTTGGTCACTTGAAAATGATCCACCTGACATAATTTTCTCCTTATTAAAAAGTGCTCCCGAAGGAGCACTTAATTAATTATTAACTTAAGTTATTATTTTGTTGGTACAAAATAGTAATTCTAACTTCACCAGCATTTGTAGCTGCTGAGTTAGTCACGTTTAATCTTTGATCAGACGTTCCGATATCTTCCCAAGCTAAAGCTCCACCAGCTTCAGTTCCAGGGTATTTTCTACCAGCAGTAGTTCCAATTCCAAATGTGTTAACAAGAGCAGTAGCTGCTCCTCCAACAAAACCAACACTGATGTTAGTTCCTGCATTAGCTGCTGTGATCACGTCAAAAACACAATCAATGATTTGTGAGTTTGCTGGAATGATTACATCTGTTGCTGCCGCTGCAATCGCTCCTGCAGATAAGTCAGCTGAAAAAGTTTGTGCCATTACAACTTGACCTGTGTTTTTCATATCAGTTCCAACAGTAGTACCTGTAGTATTTTTAATAGTACCAGCTAATATTGGTCCTGAGAATGTAGTTTGTGCCATAATTATCCTCCTAGTTT